ATCATTGCTGTAACCAAACCTCTGTGCCTGCCGAAACTTGACTCCACACTTCAGAGCCAGCCGTGATGTCTGTCCAAGTTTCCGAACCTGATCCAACCAATGACCAATCTTCACCAAGCACTTTGCCAGTAACGGTGCCAGATACAGCGCATGCGCCTGTCGCCGTCATTGCAAATTCAGCAACCGGTGATGCAGATGTTGATGCGCTTGTATCGACCGAAGCCGATGCCGTGATGACGATATTTGCCGAAGCCGAAACGCTTGCCGATGTGCTGGCGCTTGCCACTAGCTGGCGAACTGGTGTCGCTGACGCTGTTGCCGTAGCTGTTACCGACGCGCTGGCAACCGGAATCTTGATTGCTGTGGCTGTGGCACTTACTGAGCCAACCGAAGCAACCGATGCCGTCATTTGAGTAATGCGAGTCGGTGTTGCTGTGGCTGTTGCCGATGTCGAAACTGTTGCTTCGACTTCGATTGCAAAGACCAGTTCAGCCGTTGCCGTTGCAGACGTTGCCGCCGTTGCGGATGCCTGCAAAACAGCGAGTGAAGTCAGCGCGTCTAAGTTGCCATAACTGTCTAGCTGTTCAAGCGTCCCCCAACTGTCTAGCTGTTCAAGCGTAGGGTTTGACCATTCGACTTTGTGCAGATCAGCATCGGTGTCAAGACTTCCAACAATGCTGTCAAGCGCTGTTGTAATCTGGTCAAGATTCGGAATACCCAATGCCATTGATTAGCCCTCTAAGCGGCTGTGATGGTCAGTGAGCCGCTTGCTATTTTAAGAATATCGCCAGAGCCGATTGCTTTGCCTGTCGTAAAGCTTCCGTGAAAAAGCTGATTTCCTGATGATGAGGCATCGTAAATAGCCCAATGGGATACAGTACCCCATGAGCCTGATGCGGCGTCAAATTCGACGGCGGCATTGCTTGATATTGAACCGCCTGATGCGGCGGCAAAAGTCACAGCTTTGCGTGAATAGTTGTTGCCTGTTAATTCGGTGCCACTGTTATCATCAGCCATCGATCCTGTTGACAGACCGACATAGACGGCAGATGGCGCAGATGTTGCCGCGCGACCAGTGAAGTGATCCAAGAATTTTAATTCAAGATAGTCTGACATTGCTGACATGATATGCTCCTACGCGCTTGCATTTTGGCGTTGATAAATTGACTGCATTTGAAGCGTGCCTGTGCCGTAATGTGCGCGCTGTTCGTCTTTCTGGATTTCGGCAATCGCTCTGGTGAACTTCGTGTCGTAAATTTGAGCGCGCTGTTCATCCATTAGATATGTATAAGCTTCCGATAGCGCCCCAGCTAAATAAGCGTCTGGATGGCGGGACAGCACATTGTTTGTAACGTTGCTGTCTGAAAGCGCAGTTAAGCTTCCAATATAAACGATTTCGGCAGTGTAGGTGTCATCCGGCACAGGCCGCATTTTCAACTCTGCACCAATGATCGAATATGCTTGTGGCTTGCCACTTGATCCGGTTGCATAATCTGTGTCCAGCGCGGTCGGGCTTTTATACTCAAGCACAGTGATCGGGCTTGTGTTTAATTTTACTTCGCGGATTTCACGCATATCGGTCGGTAGCGCTATAAACTCATCGCCGGTTGTAAGCGTAGCTGTTGCACGCTTTTCCTGTGAACGTGTTTCCAACTCCCGCGACATACGGCCTTCAGCCAGAGCAATAAAGTCTGGAATCTGTGCTGTCAGATCGCTACGCGCTAAAAAGTTAGCCACAGCTGTTTGCAGTTCTGCATAGGTTGAGATGCTCATAGGCTTCCACCACTTGTTCTAAAAAACCGGTTTTCTGGATCGTTTAACCAACGCTTCCATGCCTTCGGATTGTCGCGCATGTCGCCATATTTTTCACGCAACTGCATGTAGATGATCGATGGGATTTCAGCGACTTTCTGATGATGCGCTTGGGTGTTGCCTATTAGCTTGCCATACTCCCATTCGTTTGCTTGACGCTTATTAGCTTCGATCAGGCCATCAACATTTTGCTGTGACTCAATAATCATCTTGCCATTTTCGGCATCGTGCAGATAAGTCGTTTTGCCTGTTTCCGCATTTTGCGAAACAATTCTTTTGCCCATCTTAAAACCTCAATTTTGCAATAAAAAAAGGCGACCGAAGCCGCCTCTTTTCGATGTTTATTAAAGTGCTATTTAAGCACCTGACAGGCCGATAACTGCGGCATGCGCTTTAGGTGCTTTGACCTTCAGTGACCATTCACAAATGATCTGGCGCTTTTCTGCGTCACCTGTGGCGGCAATTTCGTTTTCAGCGAAGTTGCGACCGTTCAGTGTGCTAATGCACACATAATCAGGATCGATCAGGAACAGCTTGTCGTCAGACATAAAGCGCGAAGGCGTAATGTCCAAAGTGCCAAAGTCGGTCATATAGACTGATACGGCTCCTGTAAATTGCGGCAGTTTTGATGCTGTCGCATTTACCTGATTTGTGACCATATTCGTGCCAGCTTGTGCCAGATCAGAGATGTTGGCGCGGTTAGTAGCATCACACACAAGCATGCGTGGGTTGCCACCGTCCTGCCATGCCTGAGTCATAGCATTGTCAATTTTGGCAAGAGTCAAAGCGGCTTCTGTACCTGTCAGATCAGCAACGTCAGAACCGTCGCCGGTTGCAAAGCTGATGTCTGATGGTGATGCGTCGCCGTTAGTGATCCAAGTAATCAAAGTCGCAGATTTGCGCGGCTCTGATGCAGATTTTGCAACGTTAAGATCGCCAACGATTTTTTCAATATCGCGACGAAGCTCAAGTCCTTTCAGGACTTTGTTATAGGCCACTTCAGAATCGCGGCCTGCTTTTGACACGCTATCCAAAGTTTTAGAAATCAAATAACCTTTTTGTGATATTTGATGATAGTTGCCAAGTCTGGTTGTGGCAGTTACGCCAGTGTCCGACATATCTGCGCCTTCTGACACAGAGTTTTGACCGGCTGATGCCAATTCCTGAACTTGCCATTCAGTGAAAATACCGTTGCTAGTTTCTTTGTTAGCGGCGGTAAAGATTGGGGTTTCGTCGGAATCAATCTTGTAGATGATGTCCGCAAGTGTTTCGCGTTCGCCGACGGCGGTTGCGGTGGTTGCTGTAGCCATGATGGCCTCCTTTGAGTTTAACCAAGTAGAAGATTAACCGCAGATTCAATACTGCGTTCTGAATCCAGACGTTTGCGCAACTCGCGCTTGCGTCTGCTCTGGCTTTCACCTTTAGTTTTTGGAGCGCCCGCTTTTGCCATTTTCGGTGCTTTACGCACCCGCTTTTTAGCTGTGGTGGCCTTTTCATCTAACTGACTAAGCCGCCATGAATCATACAAAGCTTTGACCGCACGATGATCTGAAGCCTGCTTGACTTCTTCTTCCGTGTAGCCAATCGTTTTGGCGTATGCGATGACCTTTTGACGTTCGCTATCACGAACTTTTTCATCACGCCAAGCCGGTATTACGTCCAGCATTCGCTCTGCCTCATTAGCTAAATGAGACTGGTAACGATATTGCTGTTCCGCGCTTTGCTCTTTGGCAATGCGTTGCTGTTCAACTTGCACATTTCGCAGATGTTCTTTTCGCTCATTGTGCAACCGAACTGCGTCGGCATATTCCATTGGTTCTAACTGTTGCTTGAGGCTATTCCAGTCCGGCTCTTGACCGGCGCTGGTTTGTAGCATTTCACTCAACTGGTTTAAGCCAATCGCATACTGATCCCGCATCTGCTTCGTTTCAGCCGCTTCGGCCTCAATCGATTTACGTTCTTCTGCAAGATTTTGCATGCGCTTTGTGAACGCACTTTGTCTCTGATAACCGGCTAATGCTTCGTCAAGCGTGACCTCTATTTCCTGACCGTCAACTTTTACGGTATGAAAAACAGGTTGCTCGTCATCTGCATCATCTTCATCTTCGTCAAAGGCATCTTCCCCATCATCATCATAATCGGATTCATCGGCTTCAGCTTCGGTTTCATCTTCCGAATCTTCTGCATCAAAATCTTCATAGTCAGCGTCAGAGGGTTGAACATCAGCATCGGCTGGCTGTTCTGCGGCAAGTTGCTCGTCCGGTTTTTCTGGTACAGAATCCATCAAAAGCGAAGCCGCTTCATTTAAAGAATAATTGCTGGTTTCCGGTGTGGAATTGTCAGCCATAAAATCACCTATTTGTTATGTTGATCCAAATTTGCCTGTGCCAGTTTGCCGGTATCGACAACCGTTTTTAGATGCGCTTTGACGCCTTCCAACGCCTGACACAGATTATAGATACGCTCACGCGCTTCAGTGTCCGCAACTGCGGATTGACGCCACGCTTGCATAAATTCGTTTTCTAATACGTCAAATGCTTCGACCAAAAGCGGGTCACGCAATAAGCGTTCAGCCTGCGCGCCACGGTCGCGATCTTCGTTCAGCTTGCCTTCGCGCATTAAAGCAAGCCTGACACTTTGCTAAAACCATCCAAGCCCATTGGCTTGCGATAATTAAGTGGGTTATAGGCAAAGCTATTGACAAAGTTTCTGTTAGCCGCCGCGAAGTCAAAACCGGCTGGCACATTAGCTGGTGCATTATCCAGAGATGTCGCACGATAATAACGCTCGCCGCTAGTATCCCGCGTGCCTGTTTTGCGCTCTGATTTCATTTTGCAAGCTTGCAAATCTTCGTCAAATTCATAGCCGTCAGGACATTGCTCTGTGCCTGTTAGCGGGTTTTGCTGTAAAGGCACAATCGGGTCATCATCAGCGCCGTTGCGGGTTAAATCTTCCTCTTGATAATTTGGTGCAAACTCCGGTCTGCCTGTGTAGGTCGTGACCGGAAAGCCCATAAAGTCGCGGGTCGTATTAACGCCCATGATCTGACCGTTCTGATTAAGAACAGGAATCCCGCCCTCACCAATGCCAGCCGCTATTTGATTGCCTAAAAAGCCGCGATCATTTAACCCACGCACTTGTTCACGATAGTCGTTTCCCTGACGCGCGTTGCCAGCCAGACCCATATAAAAGTCACGTTCTTCGGCGTTAGCAAAGCCATCAGCCTGCGCCATTGCATCATTGCCAGCATCACGAATAACTTTGTCTTTATAGACATCCGGCCTGCCAGCTACCGTCAGATCAGTGATAGGGTTGCCACTACCCATATCGTCAGTACCGACAGCCAAAGCAACTGGTGCGGTTTGTGAAGTTTGTGAATTCACAGGCAAGCCAGTGCGCAGATCAATTCGTCCGCCCTGTGATACCGGTAGGTTCAAAAACTGTGACTGTGCAACATTCGGCAGAACAGTATTTGGTGACATAGCCGCACGATCAGCCGCAAATCGCTCTAAAATTGGTGCGTCGTTATTGTTGCTCTGTGCCTGCGCTTGCTGGTTTGCAACCGCCATCTGTGCTTGCTGGCGAAATGAATTTTCTCTTGCGTCAGCTAATTGCGCTTGTGCCGCTTCAGCCGCCGCTTGCTGTCGTGCGGCTTGCTCTACGCGGGCGCGCTGTTCACCAGCCTGACGCTGTGCTTCGGCCTGTGCGGCCTGATTGTTTCTATTATTGTCGCGATCATAAGCCTCCTGATTACCAGAAAAGCGCGCAGAACCATCATCAGCATTGCCAAGAAACTCGCCGGTCGGCTGGCTGTCGTTGCCCCCGCCAGAGTCATCGCTACCACCGCCACAATGGCAAGTGAGGGTGTCGATAAACTCAAACTCCAATGTGTCTTTGTTTAGCTTTATCATGGTGCCGCCTTAAACGTACCGCCGACATGAGTGAACCCCATCCGGCTTAAAAGTTTATGTGTTCTGTCAATATCCAAAGCTGTCGAAACGCCAATGCAGATTTCATTTGCACCAGCTTCTTTTGCCCAAGCGCGAAACGCATTCAACAGACGAATGCCTGTGATCGTGCCGCGACGCTCTTTTTGCACATACCAAAGTTTGTCAGATGCGATTTTGTCATTGCCAAAATAATAAAGGCTAATGTCGCCCATAATCATGCCGACCAACTCATCAGCGTCATAAGCGCAAAAGCCAAAATGCGTTTGCGGGTTATTAATATAACGCTCACCAAAGCGACGACATTTATCTGTGCAATATTCTAAACCAGCGAATGCACCTTCAGCGTGCATTTCAGCACCCAAAGCGATCATCGCCGGAATGTCTTTCGCAGTCATTCGGCGGTAGATCATACGCGTGGCAGATTTGTGCTTATTTCTGCGTCTGTGATTGCTTTGGCTGTTCGCAACTGACTTTCAAGCGCCAGTTCTTCGCGGCGCAACTGCAATTCAGCTTCCATCTTTTCACGATCTAGCTGGATTTCAGCTTCGATCTTCATCTTCTTCAATTCGTAATCTTGCTGTGCTTTGACAACTTCAGCCGATGGCTGTTGTTGCTGGTTAGCTTGAGCCTGTTGCTTTAGCTGTGCAATCTGCATCGGGTCGTTAAAGAATTTGCCACTGTCTTTGAAGCCGCCGATTTCAGCAATCTCGCGCAATGTCTGTGCATATTGCTCCATCGAACATAGCGGGTTGTTAGCGCCCATCTGCATCAATATCTGCTCTTGCTTTGCGGCGATTGCTTGTAAGAAAGCGATCTTTTGTTCGTCGTCTGCCGTACCCAAGCCAACATTGACAACCACATCAAACTCGCTGTCAAACTCGCGCGGATCGACCGGCACAAACTTATTGCGCAAACGCACGATGCGCTCTTGCTGTTGATATTTAGTAATCAAAAGCAAGATGCCTTTGAACAAGTCTTTCATGCCGGTTTCAGCAATGGTTCGCGCATAACTCTCAAGCTTTTGACTTGCGCCTTTTGTAACTGCCGCAACTGCCGAAGCTGTTGTGCTTTGAAGCACTTCGGGCGATAGGCCAGCGCTGGCTTTGCTCATGCCTGTGCGCGCCTCTTTTACTTCGTCCATATAGCGCATCAAAGGCTGAACTTCAGAGCCAACGCCATTGCCGTTAAGCATTTGCACTGCACCAGCGGAACGAACCCTCACGATCCCGCCAGCCGTCGAGTCAAGCAGATCATCTATATTAACCTGATTTTCGACTGCCACTGTGCGCGGATTAACCGTTAGATATGTTGCGTCCAGATATTGCCGCATCAAAGTCGATTTGATCACTTGCAAATCTTTAGTCAGATCAAAGATGCTTCTGCCGACAAGCCTGTGGCTTTGTAGGATCGGGCTAATAACAGCAAATGGAATATGATCTGTTATTTCGTTTTCCAGAACATGCTCGCCGCTATCACCGATCGACAAAACGCGGCGGCGCTCTGATATACCGTCGCCATCGGCATCGACCAAGACAATGCTTTCAAAGACCGCGACCTGTCGCTGGCTTTCATCGGCTGGATCAGTTTCGCTTGCCGCGCCCAGATCGCCAAAACGAACATCGCGTTCTTCTTCGTTTTCAACTTGCGTGTAACCG